AGCCTCATCGATGATGATGACTTTGTGTTTAGAAGATCCCGTAAGTGAGACGGTCGAAGCAAAGTTCTTTGCTTGGTTCCGTACAGTATCCAGGAAACGCCCCTCGTCGGATCCGTTGATAACATAGAAATCTGCTCCCAGTTCATTACACAATGCTTTCGCAATGGTTGTCTTACCAATTCCAGGAGGTCCTGCGAGAAGAAGATTCGGAATCTCCCCCTTCTCAACAAACTCCTTAAATGTTTTTTTAGTTTCATCAGGAAGAATACAATCCTCAATCACTTGAGGGCGATATTTTTCCACAAAAAGAAAATCACTAGTCATAATTAAATAGGTTGAGGGCCACCAATAATAACAGCAGATGGAATTTGCGCTTGAGCTATTTTTTTAGCCTGAGACTGACTATCTGCTTCAACAATTAATTCCAGGTAACGATTATCACCTGGAATCTTATACCTTACATTATACCTCATCTATCAAGATTCAAAAGTAGAATCTGGTTCTAGGGCAATATGGTAGATGAGATCACGATCTTTACTAGTAAACCTAGAAAGAAGTTTTTTAGATACAACAACTTCATATGTTCCAGGGAGAATTTTCATATTTTCAACTTTGAAATTGAAAACAAACTCCGAATTTGTTTCTCCAACTACGATAGAAAAATCATTGGAAGTATCGTTCTTTTTATCACGAACAACCAGTTTTACAACTCCTGCATCACCAACTGCAGAAATATCTGGAAGTTGATAAATCGAAGCTGCTTTTAGAAGTTTATCTAGCTGCTCCGTACTAAGTTCGAAACAAACATCTTCACTGGGAAGGACAATATCTTTATCTGGAGGGCTAATAATCACTCCAGGATCAGCAAAGAAATACTTAGATCTCATTTTGCCTTCGCGGATAACAGCATACCCACTATTATCAAAATCTAGTTCTGGATTTTGATGAAGACCAAGACCATTCAAAAATTGATTTAGATCATAAATTCCAAATTCTTTTGGAAACTCTTCGGTAATCGTTGCTTCAGCAAGAATATTTCTCATCACAGAAATAGTGCGAAGTTTATTCCCCTGTTTGAAGAGAATTGATTGGTTGATAGAAGAAAAGTTTTTTAGAACGGAAAGAGTTTTATCAGAAAGTTTCATCACTTATTTTCAACAAGGTTGAGGTGGTTAATCAGAAGAATAGTATAGTGCAGAACCTTGAATAGATCAGCACGAGGAGTACCTTTAGTATCATAACGATCTGTGTACTTGGTAATATTACCAGCACAGAAACCTTCACGACGGTTGTGCTTAATCTTGTCTAGTGTTTGCTCAGTTCCACCACCAGTCCTATCTACATAATGCTGGCTATAAGTTCCAGCAATATACTCCTCAAGTTGCTTCAGGATTTTGTCTTCGTTGTATTTCCAAAATCCATTTTTGTTTGTGTCTTCGGGCATATTAAAATTAAAAGTAATAGTATCAGGAGAAGGGGAACATGGATTACCAGTCAAACTGATCCCATCATAATTCCAATAAGATTGATCTGGAATACTGCTCACATAGGTGCTCTCAAAATTTTCAGACATTATATTTCATAGTAAAGAACAAAAAAGAAAGGAGGCACATTGACCTCCCAATATTCTATCAGGATTGAGGTTCTTGGTCAACAGGCATTTGGAAATCCACATCAACCTTATCATACAGTTCCAAGAAGGCTTGTTTAGTTTCGTCATCAAAGCGATTCACACACACTTGGATTGCCTTTGCCTTATCTTGGAAAATGCTGTAAGCACGGATGATATGGACAAGGCGGCGGGTGCTGATGATTTCCTCAATACCACCATCATAGAAGGTCTTGCGGATGATGTCTGCCCAGTCCACCAGGCGCTTGCAGAAGTCGCGGTCTTCCACGCCAAGGTCCAGAGCAATGCCTTCCAGGATCTTCTGCTCGGTGCTGGGAGCGGGATAGGACTGCTCAAAGGTCACGGGGAAGCGTTCCAGAAATGCCTCGTTGAGAACATTGGTGCCGATGAAGCGACCATCATCAGAACCCTTACCTTTGGTGTTTGCGGTAGCTACCACATTGAAACCATCAGTGGGTTTAACGTAACGCCCAATCTTCTTAAGAAAGACACCCTTACCCTCAAGTACAGATTGCAGGCAGAGGATTTTGTTAGAGGCAAGGTCAATCTCATCCAGCAACAGAATAGCACCACGCTCAAGTGCTTCTACAACGGGTCCATTATGCCAGACAGTCTCTCCGTTCAGAAGACGAAAACCACCAATCAAATCATCCTCATCAGTCTCAATCGTAATGTTAACACGAATCAATTCACGCTTAAGTTGAGAACACGCTTGCTCCACTGAGAACGTTTTACCGTTACCCGAAAGACCCGTAATGAACGTAGGATAAAAAAGACGGGACTGAATAATTTTTTTAACGTCACCAAAATTACCAAACTTGACGAAGGTATCATCTTTATTGGGGATAAGATTTTGCTCTACAGGAGGAACTACAGCAGGTGCTTGAAAAGTACGTTCGATTTCTTCCACTTTTTCTTGGGTCACTTCAAGATTCCATTTACCGCGACCAGACTTAAATTGATCAAGTTTTTTGGTAACAGTTTGATAATTTGTATCATTCAGAGTACACCAAGCACGAATATCTGCACTGGTAATTTTATTACCATACAAATTTTGAAGAGAAGTGCGGATGTAATCAGAAGAAAGGGTCATGGTTTGTTTTGTTTCAACTCAGTTATTATACGGCAAAAGTCGGGTCCAAAACCATCTAGGTGGTCACTTCTGGAACTGTCTCCTCAGAGTTGCAATATGATCGTCTGTTGCAATTTTTGCAGTATACCCAGGATAGTATTTCTTTACCAAACTATCAATTCCCATAGCAGTAATACTGCTATTACATTTTACCCACACTTCTTTAGTATCATATTTCAACACATGATCAAATGGAAATTTTGTTTTCATAACTATTTTGATTTATTACCCCAATTTGATGCACCAGCTTTACGGCACTTAACCAATGCACCAGAAGCATATGCACTTGGCCAAACTTTATATCTAGACTTTACTTTTTTATAACAGGCATCCTTTTCCCCAGCTTCCTCTCTAGCAACATAATCAGCTGCAGTATCAATATAATCAGATGCTTTTGTAATTTTTGATTGAACCCATGCCTCTAAATTACCTTCACCCTTTTTACCCATCTTTTTTTCAAGACGCTTTGCAGCATTCTTCAATGTTTTGATTTCAGATCTAGCCATTGAATATTCGTGATCTGCCTTTTCTTCCTGTGTAACTATTTTTGCAGATCCAGACCTATTTGGGTTTGGATCTTCTTTACGTTTTTTAGCAGCTCTTTTATTTCTTTCATCAGTATCCATTGCAGCGCGATCGTCCGCATCTCTGCAATAAGGTTTGGTAGTTTGTCCAGGCTGTTTAGCACATGGTTTCCCATCATACTTACCACCAGCCTGAACCCATCCACCACCCTTAAACCAATCTCGCAAAGAATATCCAGAATCCTTAGCAGATTTACCATCTAGTTTTTCTGCTATTTGAATAAATTGTTTAAAGGTTCTCATATACTTTTTTAAGTATTTAGACAACAAGAGAAATAAACTCACCAAGAACTTTTTTATTCAGTTTTTTGGTCTTCAAAGATTTTACAAAAGCAGATTTAATCTGAGACTTGGTTGCACATTCATGCACTTCAAACTCAGATTCCTGAGAAAGTGCAGTTGCAGACAATCCAAAATAAGCATCATATCCAGATTTGGTAATGGTAAAACTCTTCAGTTTTTTCCAATCACTTTGAATTTTTTCATACTCTTTATCATTGTGAGAATGATACATTTGAACAAACCGACTCATATTACGTCCTTCAAGAACACGAATACCAACAAAGTTCATAAAAGTAAACTTGTCTTTTAAATTCCTGAGAAGAACATCGGTAAACTCATGATATCCGTATCCAATTTTATAAGTGGTTCCAAGTTTACGATCACGAATAAATGTACTCATTGGATTAATATACCCAGTTCCAATATAAGGTTCTTTATCCCAGCGACGTTGAACCTCTTTATGATGAACAAGCTGATTTGCTTCACCATCAGTCAGAACAATACATTGAACTTTTTGCAATTTGTTCTCTTTTTGAAACTTAGGAAGAATTTGATGAAGAGTGATCAGTGCTTCATTTAGAGGAGTTCCAGACAAAGCAAGGCGATTAGAATAAGTATAAGGAGAA